ACTTGGTATGTTTCTGGAGCGGGAGTGACCTAATGGCTGGCGCATTATCGGCAATGATTGCCGCTGCCTTTTCTGGAGGAGGCAGTAGTGGCTACACCATCGTCCAAACCTTTACCGCTACATCTACTTGGACTTGCCCTACTGGTGTTACAGAGGTTGAGTATTTGGTTGTGGCTGGTGGGGGCGGAGGCGGAAGCACTACCGGCGGTGGTGGTGGCGCAGGTGGGTTTAGAACTGGGACGGCGGCACTTGTTTCTGCTAATACAGATTACGTTATCACTGTAGGTGCGGCTGGAACAGCAGGAAGTGGGTTTAATAGCGCAGGTTCCGTTGGAGGGAACGGGGGAACATCGTCTATCGTCGGCGGTACAAGCCCATCTCCTTTTGCGTCTCCAGGTATAGTTTCCGCAGGTGGCGGAGGGGGCGGTGCTTTTAATCAATCTAATGGAAAGAACGGTGGCTCTGGAGGGGGTGGAGCTTACGATGCTTATCCCAATGGGGGTTCTGGGAATACACCAAATCAACCGTCTGCTGGCGGTAACGGCGCTCCCGCCGTTTCTTATCAGGGCTTTAATGGTGGGAATAATGGATCAGTAAGCCAGCTTGGTAGCGGTGGCGGTGGCGGTGCTGGAGGGGTTGGATCAAATGGTTCAGGAAACACAGGCGGGAATGGTGGGCCGGGGCAGGCATCAACAATTACCGGCTCTTCCGTAACATATGCCGGTGGTGGCGCTGGCGGTGGTAATCCTGGCGGGTCTGGTGGTTCAGGGATTGGTGGAAACGGTGCTTATAATCCAACGGGCGCTGGATCAGGAGCTACAAACACAGGTAGCGGAGGCGGTGGTACAAGAAATAATGGGGACAGCGGGTCGGCCACAGGCGGCGCAGGCGGCTCCGGCATTGTTATCCTCAAGTACACCGTAGCAAGTCAAACCGTATTTACGTTCAAAGGCACTACCACTTGGACTTGCCCGACAGGTGTAACCAGCGTTGACTATCTTGTGGTTGCTGGTGGGGGTGGTGCAGGTGGTCAGCAAGGCGGTGGCGGCGGGGCAGGTGGGTTTATCGCTGGATCTAGTTTAAGTATCTCTGCTGGAACGGAATACACCGTAACCGTAGGAGGTGGTGGTGCTGGCGGTGTTTCTGGCGCCGGTTCAACAAATGGGACCTCTGGTAGTCAATCAATATTTTCAAGCATTACTGCGGCTGGCGGTGGCGGTGGCGGCAAAAACAATACAAACGGTTTAGCTGGTGGGTCTGGCGGTGGTGGTGGGCATCAATCTCCTGGAATTTCTACTGGGGGCGCTGGTAATACCCCAAGCGTTTCCCCATCACAAGGTAATAATGGCGGCGATAGTAATGCTAGTGCGCCAAATTATTATGCTGGAGGTGGAGGTGGCGCAGGTGGTGTAGGCCAAAACGGCAGTCCTAATAATGGAAATGGCGGCACCGCTCAAACATCTGCAATTTCAGGGTCAACTATTTATTATGCTGGTGGCGGCGGGGCTGGCAGTCGTGGTGGAACGGCGGGGTTAGGAGGCGGCACATCAACCACTGCAAATAAAGGTGGTGGTGGAAACGGTTCTGCATCTGGAGCCGGTTCTGCCGGAACAGCTAACACAGGCGGTGGCGGTGGGGCCGGAGCGTTTGCTTTTGATGGCGGCGCAGGCGGCTCCGGTATCGTAATCATCAAAATCAATCAATAACATGACTACAAAAGTTATCACGCAAGAAAGAGTTAAGAGCCTATTTGATTATCGCGAAGACGGTAATTTGGTGCGACGCGTACAAACTTCTAACAGGGTCAAAATAGGTGATGTTGTTGGGTGGGGAAATGGCACCGGCTATATGTCTGTAAATTTAGATGGTAGCCATTGGTTGATACATAGGCTTATATATCTTTACCATCATGGCGTACTGCCTAAAGTTATTGATCATATCGATGGCAACCCCCTCAATAATAAAATTGAAAACTTAAGAGAGGCAACCATGGAGCAAAACTCTCTTAATCAAAAAGGAAGAAAAAATTCCTATTCTGGAATGAAAAATGTTTACTGGCATAAAAGGTTAAAAAAATGGTATGTCCATGTGAAACGGAATAAAGATATAGTGCATTTCGGAATGTTTGAAGACTTGGAGTTCGCGGAACTTGTTGCAATTATGGCAAGGGAAAAATATCACGGACAATATGCAAACCATGGGGCTGCCGCATGAGCATCAAAACATATCGCTTCCTAGGCATTGATACAGCCATGCACTTGCTTCGTCCAGGTGCCAAGTGGGAAATATCAAACAACGTGTTTACTCGGTGGGATGATCCACGGCCATGCCCAAGCATTGAAGAAGTGTATTGGGTCATTGACAAGATCAGAGAGTTTGAGGACAGCATCCCAACGATCTACACGGATCAGCAGTTAAAAGAGATGGGCGTAGCCAAAGAGGAATTTGAACGTGCAGTTGCATAATCTGTTTCCAACGCCAGTAGGCTTTGCAGAGCTGGGCAGACCCCTGAGCGATGAGGAGTTGTTCTTCATCCGTGAACTGCCAACACGACCCAACATGGGTAACACCACGTCTACCAACAACTTTGTGCTGCGTGATCCTGCGTTAACGTCCTTGCGTTCGTTTGTAGAAGATGCGGTATCGGATTACTTCAAAAGCACAGTCAATCCCAAGCACAATGTATCCCTGAGAGTCACCCAAAGTTGGTGCAACTACTCAGAACCAGGGCAATACCATCACAAACACGCACATCCTAATAGCTACATCAGTGGCGTGTTTTATGTACAGACTAATGCCAACGACAGGATTTATTTCTACCGTGATGGATGGCAGCAGATTAAGTTCCCGCCTGAGCAATGGAACCCGTACAACTCTGAAAGCTGGTGGTTTGAAGCGAATGTCGGCAAACTGATTCTGTTTCCATCGTCACTGACGCACATGGTTCCTGAAGTCAAAGGCGATGACACAAGAATCTCACTATCGTTTAATACTTTCCCGGTCGGTGTAGTCGGGGAAGAAATGGATTTAACTGGATTAAGGCTGGAGGCGTAATGAGTCACTTTGCTCGCATAGACGAAAACGGTTTGGTGCTGCAAGTTGTCGTGGTGGACAACAAAGATACGGCTGACGCATTCGGCGTTGAGAAGGAGCATATCGGCGCAGCGCATCTTGAGAAGATTCTTGGCGGCACTTGGAAGCAAACTTCCTACAACGGCAATATCAGGAAGAATTACGCAGGCATTGGCTACACCTACCGAGCAGACATTGATGCGTTTGTACCGCCACAGCCTTTTGCATCCTGGACGCTGAATGCAGATGCACAGTGGGAAGCGCCTGTAGCCATGCCAACAGACGGTGAGATGTACTCATGGGATGAAGCAACCACTTCTTGGGTAGCACAAAATGGCTAACACCATCAACGCCACATCAGGCGTAGGCATAGTCTCTACGGCAGACAATACCAATGAACTCATCCTGCAAACCAATGGTACGAATGCAGTAAGCATTGATAGCAGCCAGAATGTATCGTTTGCACAGACGCTTGCTCTTGGCGTGTCTAACACGCTCATGGAACTTACGTTATCTGCCGCAGCAGAAACGGTAACGATTGCAGCAACAGCCGCCACGGGTACAGTTAACTTTGACGTATCGACACAGTCAATCCTGTACTACACCAGTAACGCCTCTGCTAACTGGACGTTGAACATCCGTGGGTCTAGTTCTGTAGCACTGAATAGCATCATGAGTACGGGCCAGAGCGTGACGGTTACGCATTTGGTGACTCAGGGTGGGACTGCTTATTACAACTCAGCAGTTACCGTGGACGGCAGTAGCGTTACGCCTAAGTGGTCAGGTGGTACGGCACCAAGCGCAGGCAATGCTAATAGCGTGGATGTCTACACCTATACGCTTATCAAGACTGGTAGCGGTTCGTTCACCGTCTTTGCAAGCCAGACTAGGTACGCATAATGCCGATCCTGTCTGCATTCGGCGCTGCAAGGACAATACCAGGGTCAAGCGGTATTGTTGAGGGTGAGTATTCCTATGACTTCAATGGTTCGTCATACTTCACTTACCCTGCTTCATCATCGTTTGCTATAGGTACACAGCAGTTCAGCATTGAGTGCTTTGTTTACTTGGATTCGTATCCGGCAACGACTGCGGCCATTCTGGATTTTGGCTACGGCACAGGTAGTTCGCAGCCTCAGCGGGTGCAGTTTTATATCAACTCATCAGGTCAGCCTGCGTTTGTTAGAAACAATTACCCGACAACTAGCAGCTCAACATCGGTCACTTCATCTGAAGCAATATCTCTGTCCACTTGGACTTATATTGCCGCATCAAGGTTGTCATCCGGCGTAGTACGCATTTATGTCAATGCTAATCAACGTGCTTCAGCAACCATATCCGGGACGATTACAAGCGGGAGTTCAATTGTTCCATCAGTTGGAAACGGTACTGTGCAAACCACTCGGTACCTTGACGGAAAGATCAGCAACTTACGTTTCAATCTTGGATCATCGTTTTCAAGCGCCACAGTGCCTACAAGTCCATTGACTGCACAAGCAACGACCAAGATGCTTACATGCCAGTCATCAACTGTAAAAGACAATAGTGTGGCTAATGGTGGTGGCCCGTGGACGGTGACTAACTCTGGCGTTATTGTTTCTACGTCAAGTCCGTTTTAACATGTTTGATCTTCTTTCAGGTGGCTTATTGGGATCTGTAGTTGGCGGTATTTTTCGTCTAGCCCCAGAGATCCTTAAGTTCCTTGATAAGAAGAACGAGCGCCAGCATGAGCTATCCATGTTCCAGCTCCAGACGGACCTAGAGAAGCTCCGCGGCGAGTTTAAGGTGGAGGAAAAGTATGTTGACTACTCGGTTCAACAACTGGATACCATCAAGAGCGCGTTTCAAGAGCAGGCTGAAACGGCTAAAGCAGCGGGTTGGTTTGTGGCTGCTATCTCGGCGCTGGTTCGTCCGGGCATCACTTGGTGCCTCTTCTTTATGTATGCGGCAGTCAAGGCGGCTGCGATTGTTATGGCATTTCAGGCGGGTGCGGCATGGACTGAAGTTGTAACCAAGTGCTGGGACGAGGACGATTTTGGTCTGTTCACGATGGTACTGACATACTGGTTTGTTTCAAGAAGCTTAGAAAAATACCGTAAGACATGAACCATGAGCAATTCATTGAACTTGTCAGAATACGTGCAGATGTTGAGGCGCAATTACGGTTCATTGAAGAGCAGCGACGAGTCGTTGCCGAGCAAACCAGAAGAATCCTCGAACTCCTTGGACGCCGCGAAGCAGATAGCCAAGGAGCATCTGATCAAACCCTTTGAAGGTTTAGCAAGGCGCCTGCCTGATGGGAGGGTCCAAGCCTATCCCGACCCAGGAACCAGAGGGCAACCTTGGACCATCGGTTGGGGAGCCACCGGACCAGATATTAACCCCGGCACGATTTGGACGATGCAACAGTGCGAAGATGCGTTGGATCATCACGTTGAATACTTTGTGCGTGGTCTGTTTAAACTCTCACCTAAGATCCAAACTGCTTTGCCAAGACGCATTGCTGCTGTGACTAGCTGGGTCTACAATTGTGGCTTAGGGAACTACCGAGTTTCTACGTTTAAACGCCGTATAGATGCGGGGGATTGGGATGGAGCAGCGGACCAATGTATGTTGTGGAATAAAGCTGCTGGCCGTGTTCTCCCCGGTCTCACGCGCCGTCGCGCTGCTGAAGCTGCCTTGATGAGGTGAGCCGTGCCTTTACAGAAGATCCTTAATCGACCTGGCGTCAACCGAGAAAACACACGCTATACAAACGAGAACGGTTGGTTTGTATCGGATAAGGTGCGTTTTCGTCAGGGTACGCCAGAAAAGATTGGCGGTTGGGCTAGGATTTCATCCAATACATTCTTAGGTACTTGCAGGTCATTATGGAACTGGGTAACGCTGACCGCTAACAATCTCATGGGTTGTGGCACCAGTTCCAAGTATTACATTGAAAGTGGTGGTGTATACAACGACATTACACCGATCCGCCAGTACACTTATTCAGCCACGTTAACCAATCCGTTTACCACGACCAACGGGCAAAACACGATCTCGGTAAGTGATACAGCCCATGGCGCACAGGCCGGTTCTATTGTTTACTTCACAGGGTCTTCAGCGGTTGGCGGTATACCTGCGGCGGAGATCAATACAAGACATGCCATTACATCCATTACGGATGCTAATACCTATGTCATTACGGTCACAACATCGGCTTCGTCTTCTGCAACGGGTGGCGGCACAGTAACGGCCACGTATTACATCAATGGCCGGTTACTTGGTACAGATCCGTTTGCAACGACCAGTGGTAGTAATGTTGTTACGGTAACGGCCACGGACCATGGCGGTCAGACTGGTGATTACGTAACCCTCTCTGGGGCGTCTACGTTTGCTAACGTGGATATGAACGGCGAGTTCACGATCACTGTTATTGATACGAATAGCTACACCGTCAATGCTAGTACCAATGCTTCATCAACCACAACAGGTGGCGGATCTGCTGTACGTGCTACGTATCAAATTACCATCGGGCCACAAGACCAGGTGGCTCAGGTTGGATGGGGTGCAGATGCTTGGGGTAGTGGTAACTGGGGTGGTGTAGGCACATTCGTACCAGATGCACTAAGACTATGGTCGGCCATGAACTTTGGCGAAGATCTTGTGTTCGCTCCTCGCGGTGGGGGTGTTTATTACTGGGATGCAACGAACGGGTTAACAGGGCGTGGCGTAAGTATTGAGACGCTGCCCGGAGCTACAGACCCCCCGGTTGTACAGAATCTTGTATTTGTATCTGACGTTTACAGGTTTGTGTTTTGCTTTGGTTCTAATGATGTGGGATCAGATGTACAGGATCCCATGCTTATACGCTGGGCGGATCAAGAGTCTGTAACCGACTGGTTGCCGACCGCTGTTAATCAAGCCGGTTCGTTGCGTCTATCCCATGGTTCACAGATTGTTGCGGCCATTCAGACTAGGCAAGAGATTCTGGTCTGGACGGATACGTCTGTTTATTCACTTCAGTATCTTGGAGCGCCTTTAGTTTGGGGAGCGCAATTACTCGGCGACAACATCTCCATTGTTGGACCGAATGCAGCATCGGTTGCATCAGGTGTTGTTTACTGGATGGGTGTTGATAAGTTCTATATGTATGACGGTCGGGTACAGACGCTTAACTGTGACCTGCGTAAGTATGTATTCCAAGACATAAACAGTACGCAGTACTTGGCGTATTTCTCAGGGACCATTGAGGGCTTCAACGAGGAATGGTGGTTCTATGCCTCACAAGGCTCTACAACCATTGATCGGTATGTGGTGTACAACTACCAAGAAAGAATTTGGTACTACGGGAATATGGCGCGGACGGCCTGGTTTGACGCAGGGTTACGTGATTACCCACAGGCAGCCACATACAGTAACAACCTTGTGAACCATGAGTTTGGTAATGATGACAATACCAGTGGCATACCAGCACCGATTACAGCGTACATAGAGTCAGCAGAGTTTGATATTCAGGACGGCCATAACATAGGGTTTGTATGGCGCATACTGCCTGACATTACGTTTAGCGGTACAAGTAGCACAAATCCAAATCCAAGCGTTACGATGACGTTGATACCTATGATGAACTCTGGTTCTGGATATAACAATCCGCAATCAGAGGGCGGGAGTAGTTCTGCTGCGGTAACCAGAACATCCACGGCGGTGATTGAGCAGTTTACGGGGCAGATTTATACAAGGGTCCGCGGGCGGCAAATGATACTGAAGGTTGAGTCATCCGATCTTGGCAGTGCATGGCAACTTGGTGCGCCGCGACTTGACATCAGGCCGGATGGTCGGGCTACAGGACGTGGTGCATGAGATACCTAGATAGTCCTCAGCCGCCTAACCTGCCTTATGCGCCGCAGGAATGGAGTCCTACCTATCAGGAACAGTTTAATAACGTCCTGCGTTTGTACTTTAATCGGCTGTCTAATGTAACCAAGAACTTATTAGGGCCAGAAGGCGGTGAATTTATTAATATGCCCTTTGGTTCGTTTTACGATACAACGGACCAGACGGCTGTATCAACGACCACGGCTTATGCGATAACGATAAACACGACTGCGCTATCAAATAACGTGTCTATAGTGGATAACACGAAACTCACGTTTGCAACGGACGGTGTTTACAATATTCAGTTCAGTATCCAGTTATCCAACAATGATAATGCGACACAGGATATTGATATTTGGTTTAGCAAGAATGGGACGGATATAGCTAATTCAAACAGCCGGTTTGGTTTGGCTCCCAGGAAAGCTGCGGGCGATCCGTATCATGTGATTGGTAGTTTGAATTTTGTTGAGTCATTTTCAGCCGGTGATTATGTAGAGCTGTATTGGCGTACAAGTAATACAAACGCTTATATTGAATATTATTCAGCGCCGTCTAGTCCAGCCAGACCGGCCATTCCGTCGGTTATATTGACGGCAACTTTTGTATCTTCAGTACCGGAGTAGATCATGAGCGACGGCGGATCATCAGACAATGTTGATTTAGGTGCATTAAACGACCCACAAAATGTGCTTGGTGCTGACCCAGACACCACGCCCGGTGCGATCGATACTAGCACTTTTGACTGGGGGTCTGATGGAACGCTAAATTTTGGCAATATTAATTGGGGAAGAGCAGCAAATGCCCTGCTTGGCGGAAGCGGGGGCGGCATGGGGGCCGGGCTTGCTCTCGGCCTTGGTGCATTAGCGGCTGCTTTGACGCAAAACAAAGCGCCTGCGGTCAAACAGCCAGAATACAAAGCAGCCCCTGTATATAACCGTGCGCTTACTGCTCCTATGTTTCCACCTCAGCCGGCTCAGCAAAAGTCTGCGTCGGGCCAGAATGTCTACACGCCTATGGTTGGGCTGCCGTTATTTTTCAATCCAAACCCATTTCAATTCGATGCTACAGAAGCGGCTAAGCGGTATGGTCCTACGCAAGAGCAAATCGCCCAAGGCAGGGCTGGATATGAAGCAGGGTTGGCCTCTTTGTATAAGCCGATGTCCATCTCGCCTATAACTTTCCAAGGGGCTACAGGAACAACTACTGGGGGGACAACTGGAACCACCACAGGCACTACCACTGGGACGACAACTGGGGGTACAACCACAACAACTGGTGGAACAACTGGGGGAACCACAGGCACGACCACAACAACCGGCGGCACTACAAACCAAACGGCACAAACAGCACCGCCTCCCTCAATTCCTCCACCGCCGCAAATAGCACAGCCCCCCTTAATTACTCAACCGCCGGCAGGGTCGACACAACAACAAGCCACCGATGTTCCTACCACATCTACTCAAGTTCCTGGCGCAACAACAAATGCTACGCCCATGATTAGCGCAGAGGACTGGGGCAGGATTGTCCAGTCTGGTGGTAGTGAAATTTATCCATCCTATATGGGCATGGGCGAATCTTCCACGTCATGGCGCGATCCAAAATCCGGGTATGGCGTTGGTGTTTCCTATGACCCCGCAACTAAGAATGTAGACAGGCTTAGGTTTTTTGACCCGCGTGGGCTACCGCTTTATAGCGGCACCATGAGTCCGCAAGATATTTATAAATTTGCTAGCGACTACGGTGTGGATTTAAGTAGCATAGGATCACTTGGATCGTCATTAACTAATGCGGGCGTTAAGTACCTTCCCGGTGAACTATATTCTGGAACCGGATCTAATCTTGGCGTGAACTTCGCAGATATAGCGGCTAATAAATTAGGGTCAGCATACGACTGGACGCAGGATTATTTTGCCGCCAATAAAGGGCCGTATGCCCAGTCAAACCTTTCATACCTTCAAGATCTTGCCGGACAACTGGGAATAGATTTAACAAAGTCGGAAAACCTAGCAACAATTGCACCCCAGAAAGCAGGTGATGTAAATCTTCAATACGCTTTAGTAACGCCAAGCATTACAGGAGCCCCAACAATTTCTTGGTATGCAACCCCAGAGCAAGCAAGTAGTGCATCGACTAACTATGGCGGCACTGTTTATAACTTAGGCGGCAAAACAATTGACGTACCAGGCGGCGCTTCAGGTGGATCAATTGATGATATTTTGGTTGGTTATGGCGGCGGAGATTTAAATTACAACGAAGGTGGCGACGTCTATGCGGCTGCCGGTAGGTACTTAGAAGGCCCGGGCGACGGCATGTCTGACAGCATCACGGCACAGATTGACCATGGCGGCGGTAAGACTCAGCCTGCCAGGTTAGCCCGCGGCGAGTTTGTTGTCCCTGCTGATGTGGTGTCTGACCTTGGCAATGGCTCATCAAATGCCGGGGCGCAGAAGCTTTATGACATGATGAAGAAGATCCGCAAGGCTAGACATGGCACGAGCAAGCAGCCGCCGGCAGTGAAGACAGATAGGGCGATGCCTGCATGAATGAATGGGAGCGTTGCAGCGCATGGATCCAAGCGGCCTTGGATCATGCTGGCAATTTGTTTTCCCTAGAGGATGTGTTAGAAGCTATACAAACAGGTAAAGCGCAGTTCTGGCCTGGTAAGGATTGTGCGTTAGTAACAGAGGTAAGGCAGTACCCGCTTAAGAAGATTTGTAATGTATGGCTTGCTGGA